AGCATTAACTAGAGGTACTGTCTAATAAGACTTTATGAAGTTAATAGATTCTGCAAAATCTCATTTTGAGTCTCTAGGTGTTCAACATTTAGAAGTAGAAGAATGGAAAGACGAAGCTGGTAATCCAAGTGTAATATATTGGACTCCAATTACTCTATCTGAAAAGAATAAGCTATTTAAAAAATCTGACAATCTAAATGATGTCAGTATTCTTGCTGATATTCTAGTAATGAAAGCAATAGATAAAGATGGCAACAAAATATTTACATTAGAAGATAAACTTGCTTTAATGCACAAAGTTGATTCTGATGTACTTTCTAGGATAGCCACTGCTATGGTACAAGCTATCAATCCTGAACAGGTAAAAAAAAACTAAAATCTGAGCCTCAATTAAAGAATTGTTTTATTGTAGCTGATAGACTAAAAATACCTTTAAGAGAAGTTTTACAAATGGAAGAATGGGAGTATAACCATTGGTTAGGCTATCTTTTATTAGAAAGCGAAGAACATGAACAATCTTTGAATAAAGCAAGGCACAGATAATGGCACAAAATTTAGTATTAAATATATTAGCAAAAGATAAAACTAAACAAGCTTTTAATGGCATCAGGGCTGGATTAACAAATTTAAGAAGTTCAATATTTTCTATACAAACTGCATTACTTAGTATTGGTGGTGGTCTTGTTGTAAGATCATTTATTAATGTTGGTAGAGAAGTAGAAGAACTAGGAATTAGATTTAATTTTTTATTTGGTAATGCTAAAGAGGGTCAAAAAGCTTTTAAAGGATTAACAGACTTTGCTTCTAAAGTTCCCTTTTCACTACAAGAAATAGCTGGTGCATCAGGAAACCTAGCTGTTGTATCAAAAGATGCAGATGATTTACAAAAAATATTAAAAATTACAGGTAATGTTGCATCGGTCACAGGATTAGATTTTAGAACAACAGCAGAGCAGATACAAAGATCATTTGCTGGTGGTATTGCTTCAGCAGATATTTTTAGAGAAAGAGGTGTAAGAGCATTATTAGGTTTTAAAGCTGGAGCAACTGTATCAGTAGAAGATACAATAGAAGCATTTGAAAAAGCATTTGGAGAAGATGGTAGATTTTCAAAAGCAACAGAAGTTTTATCAACTACACTTACAGGTACTTTATCAATGTTAGGAGATAAACTTTTTAAATTTAGACGAGAGACTAATCAAGCTGGTTTTTTTGATTTTGTAAAACAAGCATTAGTAGATATTAATAAAATTATAGATAACAATGGAGATTTGTTAAAGAAGTTAGCAATACAAACATCTGACTTTATGATTAACTTTACTAAATCTGTTCTTATAGGTGGAGCAGTTTTAATGGATACACTAGCACCTGTATTTAAAATGATTGGTCTTGCTATTGGTGGAATTATAGAATCAGTTAAAGCTTTACCATCAGGTATTAGAGAATTTGGTATTATTGGTTTCCTTATGTTAGGTGGAAAAGGTAAATTGCTTGTAGTTGCAATAATGTCAACAATAGACATTATTAGGTCTGCTCTTGGAGAATTAAGTCTTGCTATGGGTACTATGATTGAGGGTATGGCAAAAGGACTTAGGTTTTTAAAATTAATATCAGAGGATACATTAAAAGCTAATTTAAAAACAGTTGAAGAATTTAGACAAGCTGGAGAAAGATTAAAAATACCTTTAAAACAAATTAATGAGGAGTCTAAAGAAACAGCAGATAATTTTGGTAAAGCAGAATCAACTATTAGAAAATTTTTAAAAAGTTTAGAAGAAAATGCAAAAATATCTAAACAACAATTTAATGATATGATGAACGCACTTGATAGTGCAGATAAATCAGTAGAAAAATTTGGTTTGAGTTTTCAAAAAATTAAAGATGGTGTTTTAGAGTCATTTAAAAAAGATTTTGAAAATTTAAACAACACATTAACAAAAATGGCTACAAGTGGATTAAAAGCATTTTCAAGAGGACTAGCAGAAGCATTAGTTCTTGGTAAAGATTTAAACATGACATTTAAAGAATTAGCACAAAAAATATTAGTAGATATTGTAGCATTTACAATTCAAATAGTTATTCAAGAAACAATTAGAAATGCACTTAAAAAAGAACAAGTTAAAGATGAGGGTTTAATTGTTGCATCATTACAAAGACAAACATCTGAGATGAAAAAACAAGCTGTGTTAAGTATGTTCACAGGGGGTTTTAGTATTCCAGGTTTTGCAAAAGGTGGTGCTGTATCTAAAGGTCAGCCTGTACTTGTAGGAGAAAGAGGTGCTGAAGTATTTGTTCCAAATAGTACAGGTCAAATAACACAATCAGCTAGAGGTACAGGTGGTGGTGCAGTTAATGTGAACTTTACAATTAATACTATAGATTCAAGAGGATTTGACCAAGCATTAATAGAAAACAGAGGAACAATATCATCTATTATCAATAATGCTTTGTCTGAAAAAGGTAGAGGAGAGTTAATATAATGGCTGGTGCATTTCCAATATCTACTGCTAAATTTCAATCTTTAGGTATTTCATCAACACAAGATACTTTAATTTCAAAATCTATATCAGGAAAAAAACTTTCAAGACAAGTTGGTAATCAAAGATTTAGTTTTACAGCTAGAATAATTACAGCAAAAAGATCAGATGTTTATGGAGAACTTATGGCTTTTATAATGAAGCAAAGATCACAAAAAGAAAATTTTACAATAATCCCACCTGAAATAGAAGATGCTAGAGGTAATGTAAGTGGAACAGTATTAGTTAATGGTGTCCACGCAGTAGGAGATACAACAATAGCAGTTGATGGCATGACAGGAACTTTAAAAGCTGGAGATTATGTTAAGTTTGCATCTCATACTAAAGTTTATATGGTTGTTGCAGATGTGACAGCAGATGGGTCAAATGAAGCTACTCTAACAATAGAGCCACCTTTATTGACAGCATTGACAGACGATTCTGTAGTCACTTATGATAATGTTCCTTTTACTGTGCATCTTACAAATGATATGCAAGATTTTGGTGTAGCTGGTGCAGATAACAATGGTAATTTATTATATCAATTTGAGTTGGATGTTGAAGAAACTCTTTAATGAAAAAATACAAAATTACACACTTAATTAGT